ACTACTGTCTTTTGATCTAGACAGAAAGGAACTGTTAAATCAACAGTTTCTTTTTTATTTATACTAAAGTATCTTCTAAGTGTTTTGAATCTCTTTTCATATATTTTAACTTGTTCGTCGAGATAAGAATCTTTGTTTAACAACTTATGTTGTAAATCGATAAATTCTTTCTTCATTCTTTCAAAGTTTTCTGTTTTCTCTTGAGTTCTTTTTGTTTGATACCTAGTAGATTTATTGTTAAATTTACCTTGAGTTTCATCAAACACAAACTTTTTATTTTCGTTCATAAACGTAATTATAAATATTATATATTAATAGTTTTTTCTCAGTTTTGTTGGGTATTATTATTTTTTGAGAGCAAATCTCTCTTTATCTTTTTATCTCTTATTTTTTCTTTAGTTATATCAGAATGAGTATAAGAAGGTTTATTCTTTATTAAATCAATATCTTCTATATTATACGTCCAATAATAATTCATACATTTTTGTTTTAGTTTTATAGCTCTTATTATATTACCCGTTATTTTTTTATTATTAAAACATTTACCTATATCATTATAAGAATTATATTTTTTTACTAAATTAAAATCAATATCAAATTGAAATATATCTAGGAATTTAACATTATAGTGTATATCATATTTTTTTGTCAAAGTATCAATTCTTTTCTGACCTATTAGGTAATTATCATTTTTGTATTGAAAAACATATTTACTTTGACAACTTATAAATTTATTCTGACAACATAATGTTATACCACTCGTATTAGAATATCCAAATTCTTCTATCGCTTGTGTTAAAGAAACATATTCTTTTATTAGATTACCTTCTATGTCAAAACAAACAATTTCTCTACTTCTTCCGTTTATAAAATGTCTAGATTTAGAGTTACTTGGTATTTCTTTAGAAATATTGTATAAATTTTTACATTTATTTAATTCGACATTTTCTTCACATACAGCTTTATTTATATAATACAATTCTCTATCAAAAATTACATCTAAGTTATCACAAATCTCAACAATTTCGAAAGAAAAAGAATCATATTTATTATAAGAGTATTGTAATTTTTTATTAACATGAGTGTTTTTCTCTAATCTCTTTAAGTGCTGTTTATATCTATTAAGAAAATTCTTTGTAGAGCCTATGTAAATCTTATTGTTTTCTAAATTTCTTATTTGATAAATTCCAAATTTAGAAGATTCCTCTTTATTTATATTAAATATAAATTTCATATATTAAATGTTTTTTGGACGATCATTCCATGGATTATTATCAGTTAATTGTAAAGCTTCAATTTGAACTTCTCTGACTTTAATCTCGTTTTCTTGAGATTGTCTTAATTCATCAAGATCTAGTTTTCTGTTTTCTATACTTTTTCTAAGTTCTAGTTCAGATTGTTTTATTGAAATCTCTTTCTCTTGTAATTGAGAACCAGTTTGTTTTAACTTTTCATTTTCTTTCTGAATAGCTTCCATCTGCTTAGTCATCTCTTCTATTTGTTGTTGCATTTGTTGCATATTCTGCATATTTGCTTTTTCTTGTTCTGAACCTATCTTATCAATAGCGCGTTTCTTTTTACTGATAGATTTCTCCATTAATACATCAAAAGCTTTTCTTAAATCTAACATTTGATTTTCCATACCTTTCATTATCATATCATCAGCAAGTTTTAGTTTTTCAACATCTTCGAAATCATCAGAAATAAATATATCATAATCAGCTAAGCTAAAACTTTCAGCATCTATTGAAAATATCTTGTGATCTAATCCTAAAACATATGAACCTAAAAAACCTTCTTTATTAGTAATTCTTGATAAATTAACAATAGAAGTCAAAGCTTTCTTAATGAACATTCCATTTAAGAAATATAAATCTTTATTAACTATTTCACTTTGAGAAACAGCCATCATGGTTGTACTCTTACCATCTCTTTCTTCCATCTCACCTAGACTTTGACGAGTAATACCCATCATATTATCTAACTGTTGTTCTAAGATTTCTAATTGAGCTTGCAAAGCTTGGATCAAAGCACCATCAACGTTGCTAGGAATACTTGCTCCCCAGTTGTTAAAACCACCTAGTAATTCATTACCTTCTTGAAATAAAGAAACTAACATACCATGCCCAAGTTTCCTATAACCTAGAACTTTCTTGTATCTTTCTTCTGGAGTTTGACCATAACTTTTAGGAATAGATTCTTCAACAACAATTGGTCCGCCTGGAATAATAGAAGCAAACAAACTACTCAATTGAAACCAAGTTAAATCATACATATTCTGTATATCTCTTGATTTATAAACTATTGAATATGGTTCTGAGTTTCTATATCTATATCTAAATCCATTATAAGATAACTTACAATCAAAAGGATTCATTAAAGTTCTACTAACATACTTTGTTTTCCCACAACCTAGATAGATTCCATTTCCTATATCAATCTTCCAACCTTCATATCTATCTTTTCTTTCTCTAACTTTTCTTAACTCGTGTATTTTAGAATCTACTAAATCCATATTCTTAGTATCATAATCAACAGGATTAGTAGCTATCCATTCAACGTGAAAAACTCTTACTAAATGTGTAGATGAGTTATATGAATAATCATTATAATTCATTACAGTAAAGTTATCTTGGTTTACAAGATAAGGTTGTTTTTCATTAGGGAAAGGATGTGAAGCGTTTAAGAATAGTTTTTGTACTTGTATCTTTTCTTCATCAGTCATTAAATGACCTAGTTCAGCAATGACGTTTGATACTGTCATATACTTCACTCTTACTATTCTTTTGTGGTTTTCAATCCAGAATTCTGTGTCATATCTATCTAGATATAATTCTTCTGGATGCACTATTTCAAATATAGAGTCTTTACCTAATTCATTTATGTAATTTCTATAATAAGGTTGGCCTGCAACAATAAAGTTATTGAAAGCATTATTAAACTTATGTTTTAAATCATAACGATCAATGTAATACTTAGTATAATTATACGCTGCTATTTCAATATCAGACAACCAAGTATCATTGTATTTCTCTTTTAATTCTTTTATAATTTCTTCAACTACAACATCTTTTTGTATCTTACCTTGAGACAAGAGTTTAATATTCTCTTGCATCTTAGATTGTAATATTCCACTAAGTTCATTAAGAATGCCTATCTTCTTTTGTTGAAGTTTATAATCAAGAGCTTGCTCGTTTTGACAAGTTACAATATAATCTAAATTATTCTGTAAAGCTTTGTTTACTAAGTGATTTATTCTCTTTCTCATTATAGGTACAAAAGGTACGTCAACTGGATTTGAAACACCATAGTTATCAGTAAGGTAACTCATTTCTGTTGTATTTCTTATTCCTGATGCAAAATCGAAACATCTTCTTTCGAAGACCTTATCACCTGTATATAAATCGAATATATGTTTGTTTACATTAGATACTAAATATTCTTTAGTAAGTTTTTCCTTTTCAGGTATATTATCTGTAACATAACTATAGTTTAAATAAAGATTGTCTAACATTTTTAAAATTCATTTTGTTTATAACCAAACACTTTTCCTCCATTAGAATCAGTGTACCAAGACATTTGTTTTACTTTATTATTAGTATTAACAGCAACAGGTTGTGCATTTCTAAGTTCATTATCTATTAACTCACACATTCCCATAGCCGCTACTAAGTCAAATTTCTTCTTGCTTTCTAATGTATATTCTGTAAGTTGAGTAAGCAAATCTATGAAGTATATTTTATCATAATAATCTTCAATGTACTCTTTTATACATTCTACATAAGTTCCTATAATATCTTGTGTTACTCTTATACCAATTTTATTTGGAATAGCTTTATAATTCTTTATAGTAGCACTTAAATGTGTAGGTTCTCTTGCTAAGAATTTACTTAAACCTTTCTCTACAAAGTAATCTCTTATTCTTATTCTAGTATGTTCTAATAAACCTGTTGAATTGTAATATAAATGTAATAAAGCTACTTGTTCATAATCTATTCTTGAATCCATTGATCTATTAAGATATAAAGCCACATAAGCATTGTTCATAGGATTAAGTGGATTATTAGGATCAATTCTTTTTTTGATTACACAAGCTACTTTAGAAAGATCTTTATCATCAGAAGAGGAATCTTTCTTGTCTTGATCGACAGAATCTATTCCTGAAACATATAATCTTGTTAATACATCTTTATCGTTCTTTATAAGAAACTTAGTTGTTGAATAGTTTTTAATCCAAATAGGATGTTCTAGAATTAAAACTTTACCTGAATTGTCTTTAACAAAAGTAGCACCAACTATATTTCCTTTAGCATCTCTCTCTGGAACTAAACTACCTCTTTCTGGAGTTACATCTATTAACTTAGTAGAAACATCTACATATTGTTTTGAAAGTTTAGGAGAAGCGAAAGTTCTTACAATACTTTTTAAGAATACTTCTTCTACAGTAAAAGGAAATTGTTGTATTTCTTTTTCGTAAGCTAC